GGTAGTGGTACAGGCACATTAAAAGCTGGAGATTTTATTAAATTCGCAAACCATGATAAAGTTTATATGGTCGTTGCAGATCAATCAGATATTTCAACAGGCTCACTTACTATTGAGCCACCTTTAACTACAGCAGTTTCTTCATCAGATATAACTTATGATAATATTCCATTTACAGTACATCTAACTAACGATATTCAAGAATTTGGAGTTGTTGGTGCAGATAAAGATGGTAATGCTTTATATCAATTTGAATTTGATGTAGAAGAATCTCTTTAATGAAAAAATATAAAATAACGCATAGAATAAGTGCTGATTTTATTGCTGAAGCTATTGTTAATGAAGATGAAATAGATACTTCAATTAACGATCTAAAGGAATATAAGAAACCTAATAGCAAATTTGAATATACTATGTTAAAAGGTACAGAAAGTGTAACCCAAACTAATTACGAAGAATATGAGCAGAAATCTAACGACAGCGATAAAGAACGCATTAGCAACAAATGATATTCGACCAGTACATCTTCTCACTATTGGGTTCAGTACTCCTGTTAATTTTACTGATTGTTCCTTTTCGCTAACATCTTCAGTTTCAGGCTCATCAATTACTTATAATCCATCTGATTTTATTATTGGAGTTTCAGATTTTACAGAAGAAATAGATGTTACTAAATCAAGTTTAATTATATCTTTATCTGGTGCTGACCAAACATTTATATCAACAGTTTTAAATGAAAATATAACTAATGATGAAGTTACTATTTATAGAGGCTTATTAGATAGTTCTAGTTCATTAATTGCTGACCCTTTTTTACTTTACAAAGGTAATATTGAGGGATTTGGTATTAAAGAAACTACTAAAGATAGTAATGTTACTTTAAGTGTCGTTTCACATTGGGCTGACTTTGAAAAAAAAAATGGTCGTAAAACAAACAATACATCACAGCAAAGATTCTTCAGTACAGATGTAGGTATGGATTTTTCATCTCAAACTGTATTAGATGTTAGATGGGGTAGAGAATAATGTTTAAATGGTTTGAAAAATTATTAATCAAAGTTGCAAAAAAGATACTTAATAAATATGCACCTAAAGGAGAGTTTTTAGCATACATAAACAAACGAGAAGAAAAACTTTTAAAACAATATGGTGGTGCTGGATTACCTGTAAAAGAAACAGGTATTAAATCTTTCTTTGGTTTTGGTGGAATTGTTAGAGCAGTTACAAGTTTTTTTACAAATTCAAATCCTATTGTTGCTTTAGTTGTAACAGTTGCAATCGCATGGATATTTAGACCAAAAGTTCCTGAAATAGCTGACTTTGGTACAAGTGAATTTGATGATTTTGAAAAAGGTATTTTAGTTAATAAACAATCTAATGATGCAAATATACCTGTGGTTTATGGAACAAGATTATTAGGTGGAACTAGAGTATTTATAGAATCATCAGGAACAGATAATCAATATTTATATGTTGCTATAGTACTTTGTGAGGGAGAGATTAACGATATTACTGAAGTTAGAATAGACGATAGAGTTGTTACATTTGATGGAAGTTTTGCAGATAATACTCAATTAAGTGTAGATATTTCAGATTCTAATTATTATAGAGATAGCGAAAGTTTAATTACAATAGAACCTCATTATGGAACAGATGGTCAAGCATCATCAACTTTACTATCTGAATTAGATAGTTGGGGAACTAATCATAAATTATCTGGTCTTTGTTATTTAGCTTTGAAGTTTAAATGGAATCAAGATATTTTTAATTCTATTCCTAAAATTCAAGCAGTAGTACAAGGTAAAAAAGTTAAAACTTATAATGCTAGTCTTGTTGAACAATCAGCATCTTTTTCAACTAATCCAGCATGGGTATTATTAGATTATTTAACAAGTGAAAGATATGGTAAAGGTTTATCAACTGATGAAATAAACTTACAAAGTTTTTATGATGCCTCACAAGTTTGCGAAACACAAGTAACACCATATTCAGGTGGAAGTGATATTAATATATTTGATTCAAATGCAGTATTAGATACATCTAAAAAGATATTAGAAAATGTTAGAGAATTATTAAAAGGCTGTAGAGGTTATTTACCTTACACACAAGGTCAATACAGTTTAATTATAGAAACAATAGGTACAGCAAGTATTACATTAACTGAAGATGATATTATTGGTGGTTATTCTGTAAATAGCCCAGCAAAGAATGAAAAATACAATAGAGTAATTGTATCTTATGTTAATCCCGATAGAAATTGGCAAGTTGATGAAGTTCAATTTCCACCAATAGATGATTCTGGTTTGCCTAGTGCAGATCAACACGCAACAATGAAAGCTAGTGATGGTGGATTTTTATTAGAGGGTAGATTTGATTTTGGTAAAGTTATTACATCTCCATATCAAGCAGAAGAAATGGCAGAAGTTATTTTAAGAAGAACTAGAGAAGCAACAAGATTATCTATCAATGTTTCATTTAGTGCTTATGATTTAGCAATAGGAGATATAGTTAATATTACTCACAGTTCATTAGGTTATTCTGCTAAACCTTTTAGAATATTATCAATTAAATTTAACTCTGATTTTACATTAGGTTTAGATTTAATCGAACACCAAAATACACATTTTAGTTGGGCATCAAAAACTCAACAAGCAACAATACCAGCAACTAATCTTCCTAATCCATTTAATATTCAGCCACCAGCAAGTTTAACATTAGGAGATACATTAATTCAATATAACGAAACTCCGATTGTAGCTTTAGATATTACTATAGGTACAAGTACAGATAGTTTTATAGACTATTATCAAGTAGAATATAAATTAAGTACAGATTCAGATTATATTATTCATACACAAGGTACAGGATTAACTCATAGAGTTTTAAATGTTAAAGAACAAGTGGCTTATGATGTAAGAGTTAAGGCAGTAAATAGTTTAGGTGTATCTTCCACTTATGTTTCTGCACAAAGAACCATTGTTGGAAGTACAGAACCACCTAGTGATGTAGAAGACTTTGCTTGTAATATTGTTAATTCAGATGCTCATTTATCATGGGAACAAGTATCAGATTTAGATTTATCACATTATCAAATAAGATATTCAACACTAACAAGTGGTGCAGAATGGCAAAACTCAGTTTCATTAGTAGAAAAAGTATCAAGACCAGCAACATCAATAACAGTTCCAGCAAGAGTTGGAACTTATCTTATCAAAGCTGTAGATAAATTAGGTAATTACTCAGTTAATTCTACAAATATTGCAACTAATTTAACATCTATTGGAAACTTTAATGCAGTAACAACACAATCAGAAGACCCTACATTTACAGGAACAAAAACAAATTTAACATTAGAAAATGACACATTAAAACTTACAGATTTAAGTCAAGATGGAAATTATGTATTTTCAGCACCTATTGATATTGGTGCAGTTTATACTTCAAGAGTAACAGCATCTATTACACAATTTGCAGAAAACCCTACTGAATTATTTGATGATGGTAGAGGATTTAGCTTGTTTGATAGTGCAACAGGTTCATTTGATGGAGATTCTCCATCTAACTCAAATGCTCATTTAGAAATAGCTTTATCAAATGATGGAACTACTTATACAGAATTTAAAAACTTTGTAATTGGAGATTATACTGCAAGATATTATAAATTTAGATTGTTTTTAAGATCAAGAGATGGTGCAACAACACCTGTAGTAAGTGAAGTTTCTGTAACTATTGATATGCCTGATAGAATATTTAGTGCAAATGATATAACTTCTGGTGCAACTACTTATACTGTTTCATTTACAAACCCATTCAAATCTGTTAATTATGCAGTAGGTATCACAGGCGAAAATATGGCAACAGGAGATTATTTTATAGTAGAGAATAAAACTATTAACGGATTTGATGTTACTTTTAAAAACTCTAGTGATACAGCAGTTTCAAGAACATTTGACTATATAGCAAAAGGATATTAGATGTCACAGCATGATTACATAATTAGTAACCAAACTTTTCCATCAACGAGAAGTGATATAAATTCAAGTTTATCAGCTATTGCCTCAAACAATTCTGGTGCAACAGAACCATCTACTACTTATGCTTATCAATGGTGGTATGATACTTCATCAAATGCACTTAAAATTAGAAACGCAGATAATGATGCTTGGATTACTATTGGTACATTCGATCAAGCAACAGATTCAGTTACACTTACAGGAACAGCAGTTACATTTCCAACTATTACATCAACATCTTTATTCATAGAGCCTGACACAAATTCAGCAGTAACAATTAGTGGAACAAACTTTATATCAGTTCCAATCGTAGAGGCTATTAACGATAGCACAGGTCAAATCTATAGAGCAGTAGCAGTAACTTGGACAAACTCTACAACTCTTTCAGCAACATTTAATATTCCTAACGCAGATTATTATGTAAGAGTTGAAAACAATGATGGTTATGCAGTAAGATCATCAACTGCTATTTTATCGGCAAGTTCTGCACCTACTTGGAGTACAGCATCAGGAAGTATCGGAAGTGTATCTGCTGGAAGTACAGTTTCATTATCAGTTTCAGCAACATCAGATTCTACAGTTTCATATTCAGAAACAACTTCAGTATTAACTTCTAATGCTGACACACCAGCAAGTACAATGAATTTATCTTTAAACAGTTCAACAGGTGCAATCACAGGAACAGCACCAGAACCAACAGGAGATACTACTTACAGCTTTACTTTAAGAGCAACAGATGGAGAATCACAAACAGCTGACAGAAACTTTAGTATTACTGTATCTGTTGGAATTAATAATGGAGGTCAGTTTAACTAATGGCTAGTACATATTTATCAAGAACACCAGCAAGTGCTGGAAATAGAAAAACTTGGACTTTTAGTGCTTGGGTAAAAAGAGCCAATTTAGGTAGTAATGGATATTTATTACATCAAGGAGCTTCTAATAATACAGATACGACTTATTTATATTTTACAAGTGATAAATTAAGTTTTAATGATTATGATGGTGTAGATCAAATTTGGATTAGAACAAATAAATTATTTAGAGATGTATCAGCTTGGTATCATATAGTTCTTGCAGTTGATACAACACAAGCAACTAGTACAGATAGAATAAAAATTTATGTTAATGGTGTGCAAGAATCTAGTTTTGACCAAACTACATATCCATCGCAAAATTTTGACACAGAAATAAATAGCACTGATACATTAACTATTGGTCGTAGAGCAGATGGTAGCGATTATTTTAATGGCTCAATGGCTCATGTTCATTTAATAGACGGCACAGCTTATGACGCAGATACCTTTGGCGAAACAGATGCAACAACTGGAATATGGAAACCTAAAACTGCACCATCAGTTACTTATGGTACAAATGGATTCTTTTTAAAATTTGAAAATAGTGGTGCTTTTGGAACAGATAGTTCTGGTAATGCAAACAACTTCACAGTTAATGGTACAATGACACAAACGATTGATACCCCTAGTAATGTTTTTGCTACATTAAATACTTTAAATAAAGGTACTGGA